TATATCATCAGGCAATATCGATAAATCCATTTAGCTACTATATTATTTCTTTGTATTTTATATATGTCTGGTAAATCTGGTAAAATGAGAAGAACAACGAAAAAATATGGCGGATCGGAAGGATATGGTATTGTTCAAGGAGTAAAGCGGGCAGCAAAACCCTTTGCAATGACAGGACAGGCTATCAATCAGAGCCTCTTTTCAGGACATAGTAAAGGAGAAGACGAGAGAATGAGAAGAATTGCTGCTTGGGGCTTAGATAAAAATGACGAAAGACGCGAAAGATTAGAGAATAACGGTTATTCAAAGCTTGGTGGTAAATCAAAGAAACTACGTAAATCCAGCAAAACACGTAGAAGATCAAACAAAAAACGTTCCACAAAACGTTCCAGAAAATAAATCAAACACTAAATATTTTGTAAAATCATAAAACATTTAGTCATATATTCTCACATTTCTATATATTAAATAATCAAATGCCAGCAAATAAAACACGTAAAAATATCAAACACAAAACCATTCGATTTAAAGATCAACCCGATTTCACACCCAATTTAACTCCACGCGATATTTTCTTGTTAGGATCTTTCGGGGGAACCTACTGGCGACCCATACACTCCAAAACTAATAAACGCGACTACAAAAACGTACACCATAAATATAAATCATGGTGGAAAGGCATACCTGAAACCGACTTATCCTCTCCTAACTACGACGTCAAAAAAAATAAATACGGAGTTAAAGTCGGCACTTCACTACCCTTCTGGGAAAGTAAAAAATGGATACACCCTAATAACCCTTACGGATGGGTTCACTGGTATTGCGACTTCTACAGCGGAAAAAGAAGCGAAGATGATATAAGACAAATTAAAAGATGGAAAGCTCTTGCTGGACCTAAGGGCAGATTCATGCGATTCCTTGTCACACAAATACTAAACAAAAATGCCAAATGGAACGACGAAACTGTGAGCCCCAAAATTAGACAAGTATTACAACACTGGGGATACACCCTCACAAAAGCAGACTATGACCACGAAATTAAACGCAGACAAAAATCATAAACCCAAATTATATGAAAAAAATCGATGACCATTTTTATATTATTATTAAAAGCATTCAAACACAATAATATTATTGTATTAATATGACTACCAACACTACTACGAATTTATGCGAAATCGAGGCAAAAAACTTAAAAATACCAGACCAAGCATACACAGAAACTAAGGCAAAACTTCAGCTCCTATTAAATAGCACAATATCGCGAAAAGACCATTTATCGGCTATCATGAATCAACCGACATTGAAAGACGCACATGTATACTGTAAAATACACAACTTTTCAGGACAATTCAGCGGACCATCCATAGAAAAATATATTGGAAAAAAATACAATATGACCAAAATATCCGCATCGGAATGCAACGGCGATTTGAGATGTAATGAAACAAACATAGAAATTAAGGTATCAAACGGAGGAAAAGAAAACAATAAATTCAACTATGTACAACTAAGAATGAATCACAATTGTATCTACATATTTACAGCTTATTATATTGATGAATCTAATATAGATCAATTAGGTGAATTATTCATTTTCAAACTCAATAAAGACAATATTAAAGAAATTGTAGCCAAACACGGTGGATACGCACACGGAACTGTAGGAGAACTCGGAAAAATAACACTCGATGATTTAAACACCGAAAATAATCAAAAAGAATACGCTTTAAGACCAAAATATGGTGATAATTGTTGGAAAGACTTACTTCAATTTAGAATTGATGAAATTGTCGTATAAACGAACCAGTTCTCCACGACCCATAGAATTTTGACGAGCAGTATTCAGACTTCCAGAATAATCCAACTCTGTAAATGTATTTATCAACTGTTCGGTGGATATATTGCTACGTATCCAGTGCCAACTCTTCGGTCGCAACTCTTCTAAACCCTCTTTTTTGATTTCACCCACCTTTCCACCATATGCCCTTATCGCGAAATTCGCTCCATCTGGAGGTGTTGGTTGACCATTTGTATCTAATGGTCCAAACGACAAGAAATCCCAGTGCTCGTGTTTTGTTGGTAATTCCACTAATTCCCTTCTATTAGGTCGTTTTTCCCATATTTGAAAACAACACTTCACCAACATCGGGGGATGAAAACTACACGGTTTTGTCGGAGTATCATCATCATACACTAAATGAAAACTCGTGTCTAATTTATTCTGTACACTCGGTCGACGAAACGTCCTCGGTATTATAAACGCAATTATATCCGCCCATTTCGCCGAATGATTGAAGAACTTTATAGCGACTGAACTCACTTTCCCAAAAGGAGGATTTCCTACAACCATTATTTTACCTTCTTCCACTGCTTCCGGTGTGTAATCAAAGAAATCCATTTCGATTATATTTGAATCTTCGGGGGCTATGTCTATACCGACAACATTTGGATGTTCCATTTGTGAGAAGAAACTGCCATTTCCCGCGCTCGGCTCAACTACCAATCCGACATCCGATTTTTCATACAATTCCCACACTTTATCAATACATCGTTTGGCATAAGTCGGTTCCGTATAAAATTTATCCAAACCTTCTTTGCGGACATCCACTACAGATTTATTTGAAGTATTCATTTAATATTTATTATACTTAAATGAATAGAAATATATCTAAATCAATTTTACATTTTTTCAAATCAATTTTTCGAGCTCTATTTATTATAAAAATTAGTCGTTGATCTTTTAACCGTAAACCCAATTTATATGATAAAAATCGATACCCTTTTTTATATTATTATTAAAAGCATTAAAACACAATATTATTATTGTATTAACATGACTACCACCACTACTACCATGAAATTCTCCGAAAACGAGTATATCAATTACCAAAAAAAAGAAGGTAAGAAATTTGAAACTCCTGATATTGAACACGAATGGGCACTCACACAGTTTAAGACATGTACTAAATGCAACACCTCCAAACCCCTGCCAGATTATATGTTTAACACTTCCGGTAGAGATATTTTCGACAAAGACGGACACCGACTCAGAAGACCCGAATGCCAAGAATGTACCAAAGAAGCATCTAAAGGAAAAAATGAAGCAAAAACTCTCGCTAAAAAACTTGGAATTTCATACAAGGCACCAGATGATGCCATCTGTGAAATCTGTAAAAAACTTGGCACCAGAAACAACGGTCTTGTTTTTGATCACTGCCATGAAAAAAATGTATTCAGAGGCTATTGCTGCAACTCATGCAACAGAAGCATGGGTGTTCTTGGAGACAACGTAGAAGGTCTTATTAATGTCATCAACTACTTAATTAAAACCGATCCTAAAAAAATTGTTCAAAATGATGATGGCTCTCTATCTATCGTTTAATTCTCTTCTGTTTCTGTGTGTGTTTCTGTTTCCGAGCCTCTTTTTTTTAATGCTTCCATTATCCTATATTTGGATAATTTGAAATATTTTAATTCCAACTCCATACCCACAAATCTACGCTTTGTATTTATACATCCCACACCAGTTGTACCCGAACCCATCGTGTTATCCAACACTAAATCTCCTTCATTCGAATACGTTTTTATCAAATATTCTATCAATTTTACTGGCTTTTGCGTCTCGTGACATGTATCATATTCAATATCAAACTCAATCAACTCATTTGGATAATTTGTGAAATTCTGCGTATATTCACTATTACCAGTCAATTTATTATTAGGACCCAAATGATGTACCTGATTCAACATCTTTCCTATACGCTTTTCACTATTCTTCTTCTTTATACTTACTGCTACCAAACCTTGAGGATTATACGTCATATTTCCCTTGTGTCTCGATGCTGCTGCCGCACCACCCTTCGAAAATACACATATGTCTTCAGTACATTTCATCGGACGATAATTTGCCAACAAAAACTGCGTTGTCTTATTCTTCTTCCATATCAAATTGTATTTATACCACTCGTAATTTGAACTTATCAATTTACTCGTAAATGGCTGTTGACCAAACAATAATATCACTCCTTGAGGTTTCTTTATAATCCGTTTATATTGCTCCCACAAATTATCCATATTTATTACTGTATCCCACTTACACTTCGTTGTTCCATAAGGCAAATCACACAATATCAAATCTACTGAATTATCTTCCAATAATTTCATTTTTTCAATACAATCTCCCATATATAACTTCATTTCATCCTCTAACACATCGTCTTGTGTTTCTTCTTCCACCTTTTTTAAATACTCTCCCTTTTCTTCATCTTGTTGTTTCTTTGTTTTCTTGGTTTTCTTGGTTTTCTTTAAAATATTTTGGTCTTCCATAGTTTATATATTATAATATCTATTGTCTATATTTTTTAATCAATTTTTTGGTAATATTATAATACCCTAATTTATCAAACATAATATATATAATGACTAACAAATTAAAAATAAAAAACACCAAAAAAAAATCATTTAGAAGAAAAAATAAAATTATTAAAACTCGCAAAAAATATACAAAAAAATCATACAAAAAATTTAAAGGAGGTCTTGCAATTAATGATATACAAGACGGAATAAACCAGAATGATTATTATCAAGTAAAACAAGGTATAGATTCCATTAAAAGTTCTAATAATTTCCAGCCAAAACACATATTAGAAGTTGTTAATAAATTTATTACTTTAGCCGCATATAAGTGTAACGAAGATATATTTAATCTTCTTATTGAAAATAACGCTGATGTAAATCTTCATATTGAAAATAGTGACGTATATGACACGTCACAGCTTCATTCGAATGGTTCGAATGGTCAAGGATTTTTGAATATATATCCTTCTACTGCTCGAAATTTTTTAAAGTCTCCTCTACATTACGCTATTTACGGTAGTAATGCCAAAATTGTAAAAATTATTTTAGAAAAAGGCGCAGATGTTCATGGACATGTGAGTGTTGGTAATAATGATATATATGAGGAATTGCAATCTTTTGAAATTACATCTCCTCTTCATATTGCAGCTAATATAGAATCTAATGAAATAAGAAAAGATATTGTAAAAATGCTTTTAAACAAAAACCATCACGTGAATATTCCATATACAATACAACTCTCACCTTTTGTTTTAAATTTTATTCCTTTAACAATCTTTTCAGATTATGAAATTATTAAGATGTTGGTTGAGAAAGGTGCCAACGTTAATCAAAAAATTGTCCAGAACTTATTTGGGGAGTGGTGTATTGTAAGCCCATTACATATTCAGGCACAAAAAGGAAACGCACAGATTGCTCAATTATTTATTGAGAAAGGTGCCTCGATTAATGAACCTGTTATACTTGACCCAAACTCTAGAAATTCTAGTCATCATCGATTTATAAACTCTACACCTCTACATTTAGCATGTCAAAACAATTTAGAAGTTGCAAATTATCTTATAGATGCTGGAGCTGATATACATTCTGTTAATATTGTTGGAAGTACACCTCTTCATGTTGCATGTAAATTCAACTCAAAAGATTTAATTGAAAAATTAATTAAAAAAGGTGCTGATATAAATAAAAATAACGAAAAAGGAAATACACCGTTTATGATAACTGTGAAAAATGGATATGTAGAATCTACCGAATTACTATTAAAACATAATGCTGATATAAATAAACTCGAAACATCCACAGGAAATACAACACTTCATTTAGCAGCTAAGGGTAATCATATAAATGTTGCATTATTACTCATTACAAAAGGAGCTGATATTTACAAAAAAAATAATGATGGAAAAACACCTATTGATATTATTACATCAAATTGTTCTTTTCCTATACCAAAAATAAATGATCTCAAACAAAAATATTGTATGGTTAAGGGGTCCTTTCTTCAAAGAAAAAGTATAGATTCTTCCTTTAAAAAAGGCTCACCAATATTCAAACTACGTGATGATATAAAAGGTTTAAATTACCAATTCAATAATATAATAAACAACATTAATGATCATACCAAGAGATTTCAAAATGATGATGCTACTATTAATAGTCTTGGAGAATTCATACAAAAATTTAAAGATTTACAGAAATATAAAGAAGCAATTGAGTCATTAATATTTATTATGAAGGAGAGTAAAATGGGAAATGAAATATGTAATCAAAATAATAATCAAGATATTATAGAAAAACAAACTGGAGGAACTATACAGTCTGATTTTGAAAAAGCATGCAAAAAAGGTGATATTAAAGTGGTCATGGATCTGATTGACAAAGGTGCTGATGTGAATGCTCGTGGTGAGTATGGAAAAACACCTCTACATGATGCATGTCGTAATGGTCGTACTGAAGTAGCCATGGCTGTGATTGACAAAGGTGCTGATGTGAATGCTCGTGATATGTATGGAGATACACCTCTTCATGATGCATTGAATGCTGGTCGTAATAGTAATCATCCCAAGATTTTAAATTATGAGTTGGCCATGGCTATCACTGAGAAAGGTGCTGATATTTACCAAAAAAATAAGAAAGGAGAAACCGCTATAGATATTATTAATAATTTACAATCTTGGGATAATTCAAGAAATTATAAAATAAAAGGAA